GGCGTTTAAGATGTCGCTCGTTGAGCCCTTCTGCCACCCGCCGTTATCCTCTAAAGCGCGCTTAGAGATCCTGATTGCGTCAACGCTCAGGGTAGCTGTACGCCTCACGGGGATGATCTCTTGTGAGTCAATCTCACCTATCACATCAACGCGCTGAGTCTGGATGTTCTCTGAGACGTTCACGCCTGTAGCCCACCCGATTTCGTCACCTGTCGCGCTCAAGAATACTTTACAACTAGCGCCGCTAATACCTTTATACTGTGGCATTTTAGACTCCTCTTAGGTTGTGATTCGTACCGCTACGGCGGTGATTGAGATAAAGTTGAGGGGCTCAACCGGTGCGACCTCATAGCTAATCGCTACCTCATCGCCAAGGTCTTCAAGCTGGATATTCTGAAAAGCTTTAATCACGCCGTCTCGAACCTGTGATGTGAGGCTACTCTGAACGCGCGAGGTGATCAGAGGAATCTGACTTGCTCGCGTCGGGCGTCCGATTTGATCAGCGAGCGCGGCGCGTAACGTTCGTAGTGATACAAGTATGGACTCATACGCGCTCACCTCACAATAGACCGGGTTATTGTCTGTGAGATAGGTGGTGATAGATCTCTCGACGCGCGGGCCTAGATTATCTGTACTGATCGCGATAGTACCGCTCTTGATCGCCTGCTCAATGTCGGCGTATGCGTCCCATGATTGCGAGGTCTCGATAATGCGCGGGCGCTTGCGCGTGAGCGGCTCGCCTGTGTCTGATCCCGCTTGCATAGCGGCCAACATGAGCGCGGTATATTTCGGGCTCTTGGTCTGGGTCTTCCCGCGCGGGTCAACTAGTTTGATGCTCTGTGAGGCTAGTGCTATGGCGGCATTGTTCAAGCTCGCCGCGCGCGTCTTCACGTTCGCTAGGGTCTCCGTGCTCGCGATTGCACAATAAGCCTGACGCTCATAGCCGGCGGTCGCGCTCGCTGTGAGGTGCGCGCCTAATAAGCTCTGTGAGTTCGCGTCTTCGGTGAAGAGTACGATAATCTGCACGTCTGTATTTTCAACGCTCGCGAGGGCCTCTGTAAAATCAAGTGTCGCCCCGTCTACGCCACCCGTCGCGGTTTGGGATGTCGCGCTAAGTGATGCGGCTGCTGATGAGTTATCAAGCGTGGCCTCTGCGAGTGTCGATGAGCTCAGCGCTTGCTTGAGCTGATACGCGGGCGCTTTGAATGTCTCTGTTGAGCTCGCGCCTATGGTCTGAGATATGTAATCAATCTCATCAAGCGCGATCTCAGAGACCTCGATAAGCGTTGCGCTCACGTCTGTGAGCTCATTCGCAAGCGTGACAAAAGCCTTGAGCGTGGGCGCCTCGTCGCTGTCCACTGAGAGCAGTGCAATGGCGTTGCGCGTGAGCGTTGCGGTGCCGTTCTCAATCACTACGGTGAGATCATTTACCGCGTCTTCATTCTCCACGCTGAAGAGATCCGCGCTCTCAATCTTGAACTCTTCGCTTAGCCCGTTACGGTTGAGCGTAAGTGTGTGTGTGTCTCCTGAGATCGCGAGAGCTGCGTTTAAGCGGTCGCCCTTCACACCATAGATCACGCTCTTGATGGTGAGTGGCCCGATATCAAGAGAGGCTTGAGCGGTGGTTTCACGCGCGTTCACCATTCTCACGCTAGACGCGCCCGCGCTCGCCGCCGGATCGTCTGAGGGACTGAACGCGAGCTGAGCGAGTAGAGAGAGATCGTTATCACTGAGGTCATACGCGCTCATTGATCGGCGCGAGCCAAAGAGCTTCGGTGTGTGACTCTGGAATGATGGGAAGTCGCCAATGATTGCGATATTACCGCTAGCTACGTCTCCGCCTGACAATGCGCTGGCGTCTATGCGGCTGTAAATACCGGGGCGCCCTGTGCGCGGGAACCCTGAAGAGTTTAGGATGCTTGGCATATTGAGCGCTCCTTGTGTGTTTGTGTGTGGGTATTATATAGGGTGTTCACGTCGGTGTCACGCGCCCTCGTGGCGTTAGATCTAAACTCAGTGCCCCTATCACCTCATCTGGGGAGAAGAGACGCGCGCCGGCGCTGTCGTGAAGCATCGCTGATATATTGATACGCCGGACAAACACACCAAGCTCTTCAGCTGCTAGCATCTCTTGAGGCGCGAGCTCTGCGATAGAGTCAAACTGAAACGAGAGGTATCCATTCGCGATGAAGTCAGCTCTAAGCGCGTGTAGCGCAGTGACTACGAGCTGAGCGAGTACCTCGGCTGCCTCTGCACCGGCGGCCATGATTTCGATCAATGCCGTTTGATTAGAGATTGTCTGCTCCACACCTAGCGCGGTACCACCTAACGGGCGGTGGGTCACATTACGCGAGCGTTGCTGACATACGATTAAGGGTAAACCTTGCGCGCCCGCTGTCGCGTGAGGGATCACCTTTGGCGGCTTCTCTCTGATCTCTGTGAGAATCTTAATAAGCGTTGTGTCATCGTGCGCGGTGGCGTAGAGGCGCTCTAATGTCTGCGCTTGATTAGCTGCGTCAAGGTAGTAGCTCAGCGCGGTGCGTAGCGCGGTTGTTAGGTGATGATGGATCATAGCCCCGCGCCCTCTGCGATCTCGTTTACATTGTCTATGACGCTCTGCGCTAAATTGAGCGCCTGTCTTCCCGGATGTTGCCAAGCTTCGGGGCGCTTATATGAGACGGTTCGCCACGTTGCATAAGTGGTATTAGCTCCACCGCGCGCCGCGCCCTCTGGTGTCGTGATCCCTACGAGCTTCACCATACCTGTGAGCGCGTCTGATACGGATCTCACGCCGCTCTTGTTGATGTAGTGTTGAGCTCTGCCGCTGTCCATGCGAGATCCAAATAACAGCTTACCCTCACTCCCGCTCATGGTCGCCGTTAAATTTTTAGCGTCGCTGTAGGCGGCGGTGTCTCCCATGCGCTTGATCTCTGCAACCTTGCGCCGAAACATAATGAAGCGATACGGACGGCCTAATTTATCGCGGCGTATCGGCGCGGCGCCGGGTCTCACAGTCCTTAAGAGATAGTCTCTCATGTCGTGGGGCTGCTGACCTTGCTCTAGTAGATTTGGTACTATCCCTTGTAGCGTCACAACGACAAGCTTCGGCGTAGCCTGCGTGATCACAACGCCGCGCTTATAATCTCTGAGCACTGAGCCTAGGTCCTCACCGGCCTCATGCGCTGTAGCCTTCCAAGCGGCCACAAGCGCCACGGCTAGGCGCTTAGAGCGGGCCTCTCTGCTTCGTCTGTCGAGCCCGTACTCTCTGAGGTCAATCATTGCGCGGTCCCTTCAGGGGTGCCGTAGAACTCAAGCTGGGCCTCGGCATACACTGGGAGCTCTGCATGATAGGGCGCGGGGGCCTTGAAATTCACATAGGTATCACGCACCGCGTGAGGATGGTTCGTGATTATATATGTGGGGTGCGCGTAATAGGTCACGCTGAAGCGGTCGCCCTCATTGGGTGGATTGATCCATTCAATAGCGCCCTCGCCGTTAACCGTGAAATCTGAGCCCTCCTCAAGCGCGCCTGCGGGGTCTACGATCCCTTGAGCGTTGGCCGGTATCAAATGTCTCACGCCAAAGCTCACTTGGCCGCCCTCGAGATCGTGTGATCTAGGGGAGATAGGGTAGCGCGGGGTGTCTGTCGCGCCTGAGCCGCGCTTGAGTGTCTCACGGTAGATCATCGCGCTGTCAATGATCGTGAGGCGGTCGCCATATGTCGGCAGGTGCTCTGGCAATAACGTGATCCCAATTTGGCCGCGTCCGTATTCGGTAGCGCCTGCGGGGCCGTGTCTCTGCTCCTCTTTTCGCGCGCCTGTAACTACCGCTCTGATTGTCTGCGCGCTGTGGTAGAGGTAGCCTTTGCCGTGGCACGCTGGGCAATCAACGCGCGCTTGTTCGGCGTCGCCGCTCGCTCCTGTCAGACTGAAACCATGCGCGCCCGTGGTCTGCGAGCATGGGCATTCTGCGGCCTGTTCCCACCTAATGTCCATCCCGTGTGAGATGATCACTTTGCGGAATTGCTCAGGTTTAAAATCTGCGCGCGGGTTCAGTTTTGGAGGGATACGGGAGCCTAGAATCATGGTTTCACCTCACAGCGCCATGATGTTCATAGCGCGATAGGTGGCCTTAAGGGTCGCGAGCAACTCCTTGTATTCTTTGGTGAATTGGAGTACACGCGCTCCATAACCTGAGTTCGTCGCGCTCGCCGTGGTGTTGATGTTCTGGCTCAATCCATCCATCGAGGTACTCACCATCGCGAGACCTGCGCCCGCGATCAAATCACCTGCAACGTCTAGCGCTAAGAGCGAGCTCTTAAGCATGACGGCGCGCGCGATGTCTTGGGGTAATGTGTCGATTACCCATGAGATATCAGTGTCTTGTGCTGCGGGCGCGCTCAAGCTCAAGGTGAATTTATCGTGGCGCTTGGTGTTCACACTGGCACCTGTGGCGCTTACGTCGTAGCGGTCAACAAACCTCTGAGGCGTGCTCACCTCTACTGAGCTCTGGCCCGCGCTGATCGTCGCTGTCCCTGTGTAGTGCGGGAAGCCCGCGCGGTAATCGAGCTCAAAATACGCAGGTATGTAATACTGCGCGCTGAGCCCTCCAAGCCCTAAGATAACAGGTGTACCGCCCGCTACAATATAGCTTGAAGCGCCCTCTGTCGTGGGTACTATATGGACCTGGCCGGCCATAGGCTCAGTAATCTGGGCCCATTCAGGGGGGAGCTCTGCGCGCGTCGTGCTGTTGCCGTACACAATGTTGAGCGCCTCGACATCGATCAACGGGCGATAACGTGACCGGATCGGATGCCACGCGGGGGCCGCGTCTGGTTCCTTATCGTGTCGCTCAGAGAATGTCTGCACGTCAAAGACTAAGCCGAGCTCGTCGCTAACAGCGCGCGCCGCTTGCTCGATGGACGTTGTGAAGATGGTGTCAGGGTAGGGGCTACCATCATCAAGAGTTAAATCCACACCTAACAGATAAGTGTTTTTGAGGTACTGGACATCATACCCGCGCTCTTGGATGGTTGCCATTGGGGCCTACTCTTCTTTATCGCTAGAAGCGATCTTACGTGAGGGGCGCCGGCGCTTTGGCTTCGGCTTGTCCTCGATCTCCCACCCCATTAGGGAGGCTTTGGCGATCTGAGCGGCTGACAAATCACCCGTGAGGAGCCCTTCGGCGTCGATGGTCACAAGACCGTCTGCAAGCGAGAGCTCAACGTTTTTGAGTCTAGGGTGTCGTATTTTGATCATGCTCATAACCGCCTATCTCCTTAAATGTGAAGTCCGAGAAGCTGTGGATCTGTAATCGCGCTCAGGCCACTTGACGCGTTAACGCCTGCGTTCTTGACAACAAACATCTTGGTAGGCAGCTTGACAGCGGGCGCACCAAACATCATGAGCAAGAAGGGGAACGTGGTTGAGATCTGCGCGAGAGGCCGACGCACTAGGCTTAACATCTGATAATAGCACATGTAATCAGGTGAGAAGTTTAAGAATAAGATCTCAGACGCGCCCGGAATGTTCGCGTTGTTATCTGTCACAACCGTATCTTGGGCAGTGACCTTCACCTCTTCGATCAGAAGCGCCCCGTCTGCTGTCGTTGCGTTTTTGGCGCTACGATAAACACGAAGGTACTTAACACCCGCGTGTGCCGCGTGTCGAATCGTGAAGGTGACCTGCTCACCCGCCGCGACTGTCACCGCCGCAGTATCGACCGGCACGCTCACGCCATTATCTCCCACCGCTACGACGCGGTAGATATAATCACCGTTGTCAGCCGCGACAAACTTAGACGCGTTGTTTGCGTTGGCCGCTGTCTGGACCTGGACAGAAGGCGCCGCGAGCGATCCGTCAAACACAGAACCCGAGTCCAAGTTCGGGGCGATGCGATCATGACGCTCTAGGAACGGAGCTGAGACCACCTGAACAGGCCCGTAAGGCCCCGTGATTGAGAGGGAAGCCGCGCCGAAGGTCACTGAGCCGTTATTGACTTGGATCTGGTCGTGGCGGCCGTGGTGGACGGTCTGCTTGATGAGCTCGCTGAGCACGCGAGGCGTGACCATGATGTGGCTCACCATTCCGTAGAGAGGCGCGCTGTAAAGCGCCCCTAAGATCTCGCTCAGATATACAGCGCTTGGAGCCTTGCCGCGAAGATCCGCGACGTTTCCACCGTCGCTGATCTGCTTGATAATGCCGTTGAACGCGTTACTGTCCTTCGTCTCATCAGCGTGAAAGAGGTTGAGCTCAAGGCGTTGGAGAAGGCTCTCAGTCCCTCGGCGGGTCTCTTCAGCGATCGCGTCGGCGCTAGGGCCTACGATAGAGACCATGGATGCTTGGTCCGTGACCTCGCGACGCTCCGCCATATACCGAATCTTAGTGGCTACCTTCTCGTAAGTGCTGCGATTAAGCGCGGCGTTGCCGCCCTCCTTGATGAAGGGGCTGTGTTGGCCGCCGTGGTTAAGCACTCGGTTGTACTCCACAACGGTATTCTGAGCCTGTACCTTAGCGAGCATGGGCCACAGCTTAAGATCTTGCATCGAAGATGTAGCAATGCTCAAGGTCTGCGCGAGCTGCTGGGGGATGAGCGGGCTCAGATTAGCCGCTGTCTGTGAGTCTCCTGCGGGTACAAGGGGTGTTTGGTATCCCACGGTGCCCTTTTGAAGTGAGCCCATAAGCGCTGACATATCCGCTGATGATGGTAATCCTTGCATGATTTTTCCTTAGATGCCGAATCGAGTTTTGATAGATTGAGGGTCGGCGCCGGACTCCAGAAGCGCGGCGGCCTCCATCATCTCGCCCGCGCGCTGGGGGTCGCTAACGGTCATGTCTGAGAGCGATTTAAAGAGGTCATCCCGAGACGCGGCGGGCGCGCTCTCTCCGGGTGCGGGAATGTATGAGGTCACGCTCTTAGCCATAGGGGTGGGCTCTTGTGCGGGCGCGCCTCGTAACGTCTTCACCTCGACTTGGAGCGACTTGATGAGCTCAAGCGCTCCTTGCAAACCTTTACAAAGTGCCTCATTCTGCGCGCGTTGCTCTGTTAAGAGCGCGTCTAGCGCGGGCGCGAGCGCCTCTGCTACCGTGTCTTGACCTTCACCATACGCCTTAGAGAGACGCTCGTATTGAGCCTCTTCGGCTTCGCGCTGTGCCTCTGCCACGCCGTCAAGCGCTGTGAGGCTTTTTTCAAACAGCTCTGTGTCTGCTTGGTCGCGCAGGTACTCGGACGCGCGGCGCTCGGCCTCTCGCGAGGATACACCGGCGCCGGTCATCATCTCAATTAGATCATCTGCCTTCATGAAGGACTCCTGATAATTCTGATGCGGCGCGAGCGAGCGCGCCGGGTTCTACATTAGGGTATAGTGCTGATAATTTTTTGATTATAGAGGCTAAACGCCCATCATTCAAGGCGTTATAACTTGCGTTACTCACTGTGGAGTCGAGTTGCTGCGGGATGAGGCCCGCGATAGATGCGCCGTTTACTTGGCTCGGGGTTTGATATCCGACACCTTTTAAGAGCGCCGCTACTGATTTGATGAGCTCAAGTGATGTGTCGGGGTTGATAGGGTTTGAGGTGATCGCGCAGTTGATGACTTTCGCCTTAGTCACTATCTTAGGGTTCTCTGGGTCGCGCTCTACAACCTGTCCTTCAACGCTAAAGCCTAGCGTTCGATGCCCTCCGGCCTTCCTCATCGCTGAAGCGGTCTCAAAGATGTCTCGCGCTTTCGGCTTATCGAGGAGTAACACGCCCTCAACCTCGGTGTAGCCTCTCCGCTGCGTTACCTTTGTGGGGTATCCGAGGAGGTTAGACGCGCCCGATTGATGCTCGTAATTGAACACGCCTTTTTTTAAGAAGTAGCTGAAATCTAAGCCTTTCTGCAAGACTCTCTCACCTTGTAAATCAACCTCATCAGTCGATATCACGCCCGCGATTTTAGCGGTTTCTGGTTTGTCTTTGTCAATCTCAGCTTTGATTAAATCTATTCTCATTTTAACTCCTCTAAACGCCCGCTCCTGCTCACAATCTGAGAGGGGCCTACCGGTATTGTATCACATCTGCAATTAGGGTGTACAGGGTAGGCGGAAGGCTGCCAATTCGCGCGCGCCCTTCCTATGTTCGTTGCGTTTTCTATGAGCTCACTCACCTCAAAGATACGTGGGCGCTGTGTCTCTCGGTCTATGAAGAGCTCAAGGCAATGCTTACACGCGCCGCTCTCTGGGATACGGGCCACGCGCGCGCCTTCCCCGTCAAGCTCTACCGCTTGCGCGATCTGTCCCTCATTGTGGGTAGCCTGTAGCTCTGTTTCTGCGATCCTCTCGAAGTTACGCGCTAGGTCTCCTGAGCGTTGTCTAATACGCCTCGCTACTGTGCGCGCTTGGTCTTTTGTGAGCGTCGCCGCTCCCACCTCCTCGCGGATCACCTTAAGCACCTGTGCGCGCCGCTCTGGGTCGGGTGTCTCTAAGATGCGCTCACCGTTCCACTGCTCGAAGAGATCAGCGCTCGCCTCGTCTGCGAATCGTGCGCCTAATCCTCTGATATAAGATCCGGCCAACTCGAACGCGCTCACCACTCCCGCGCGCTCTGCTGCGGTGAAGTGCTCAGGGATCGCGCGCGGGCTCGGCGGTTGCGGTGCGCTGTAGGGGCTAGGCTCTCGTTGTATCGGCGCCGGTGTGAGGGGTATCAGGCGCGCGGGTCTCCTGTCTGCGCCTGTGAGCTGTCTACGCCACCTCTCAAGGCTCCATGTCCGCATACGCGCTCTCTCATCAGGATTTGCGCGGCTGTAGGGTGTACCGATGAGCCTGATAAAGAGTATAGGGTTCATGGGCTCGTCGAGCGCGCCCGCGTCTAGTCCTCTGAGCTGATCAGCGCTCAAGCGTCCTGATCTCACTAGCGCCTCGATACGCTCACGCGAAAGCCCCGAAGCGCGAGCGCCCAAGAGCTCCACGCTGAGCGCGTCATAATGATCCGCGATACTCTGGCGCGTGCGGCGCTCGGCGTCCAACACTAGCATCTGATCGCCTTATAGAGATCGAGTAGAGGTGAGCCCTTGCGCGTCTTCTCAGGTAGCTCATAGAGCCGCGCCTCAATCTCATGTGTCTCTGAGAGCTCTTGAGCAAGCTTGCTAGCGGCCTCTGTGTAATCGAGCACCTCATCACCACCAAATAGGCTAGATTGTCCTGTGTCCTCTACAAGTTCAATGAAGCGCTCAACGGTTTTCTCAAGGCGTTTAGTTCCGGGATTGAGTGTGAGGATCTTGAGAAATGCGCTACTCAATGGATCTTTTCTCACGCGCTCTTTGAGCTCGCCAATAGGGATCTTCGAGACGCTTAACTCATCACTATCACTACCCTCTGCGCCCGCCTCTGCAAGTCCTAGCTCTTGCTCCTCTAGCATGATGATGTCTACAACTCGGTTACGCTTTTGAATCAGATCTTTACCGCCCTTCTGAGGGAGTAGATCGCGGCTTATCACGTTGTTGTAGATGGCTATCGCGTTCTGGAGACTAGAGCGCTCAGCCTCGCCAATACCGGCGGCGGCGAACTTACCTAAGCTCACTGTGAGTTGTTCCATTGTCGCATAGTCGAGCGTGGGCAAAAGCCTATCGTCGTTCACTACATAGCCCGTCAACATATACTGCATAAACTCGCGGCCGGTCGCGGTAAACGTGCCGTCTTGTGAGCGTATGAGCTGCGATGCGTTCTGAGCGTTTAGAATACCATCTGAGTATAGCGCCTCTTTAAAGGCGTCGAGCGCTTTTGAGGGGCGTGTCATGAATCGGTTAAAGCTGAATGTCGGGAACTTATCAAGGCCCTGTTGAAGTGTCTTGAGCGTGCGCTGAGAGACCTTAGCGGCGGCCGCGCGTCCGGCTGTGCGCTCGTCCATCCCTTGTGTCTTGTTCTCATTCATGGCTCTAACGAGCTTAGCCATATGTTTCTTATCGGTCTGCTCTGGCTCGTATACTCGCACAAGCATTGGGTGATCCATCGCGTCGATGTCTACTTGACTGAAGCCATAGATCGCCGCGTCTTGAGAGAGTTTCTCTCGATAACGCTCTCGCCCTTCGGGGTTGTTCATGTGTACTAGCTGAGTGCTCATTACTCGGCTATTGCCTCCTAACACGATTCCGTCAGGTGTCACAATCGGCGGGCCGTTGGTCGCGTCTGGGTTCGTGTTGATCAAGTATGAAGGCTCGTATGCGCTACCCGCGTTGCGCTGTACTTTGAGCTGTTCCATTCGGTCCTGATGATAGATGCGCTCCTGAATCCCTTCGGGGTAGTCCTCACGCTTACTGAAGCTCAGCGGATCATGTGAGGGGATCGCGTCGCCCGCCTCAATGAGCTGATACTTAAACTCAGCCTTCCGCTCTCGTCCGTCAATGGTGATGAACATCTCATCTGTACGCCCTTCGCGCTTGGGCTTTGACTGCGGGCCTATGAGCGCGGCTATTTTGGGATCTGAAGCGAGCTCTGGATTTTCTTTGAGTAGCTCCTGTATCGCCCTCAACGCCTTGTCTAGTTTCTGCTTAGGTACCGGCGCGCGTAGCTCTTCCCCTTCGGGGATCGCTCGCTGATCGCGTGCGTTCGGTGGCGTGAAGTCATCTATCTTAAGCTCGAACCTATCACCTTTAACGAGTAGTGTGAGTGAGCGGTCTGGGTCTGCTGAGCTGTTGAGAGCGTAGACTTTCAGATCACCCTGAGTGCTCGAGTTAAACACGCCTCGCCCGGTCGCCTCCTCAAGCGCGCTGCGCTGCTCCGCTGAGAGCTTACCGCGTCCGCTTACCTTCTTAGTGGCATCATCGAATGTCTCTACATCACCCGCGCTGATCGCTTGTGAGAGCAGGCTGTCAAGCGCGCTGTTCCCTGTCTGCGCGTAGTCGATTTGGTCTTTCTTGATGAGCTCATGGGCCGCGTCTGCGTCTCCCTCTCTCAGCGCTTTAGAGAGATCACTATCAAGCGCCTTGCGCTCCGCTGCGCTCATGCGCTTGATCTTCGGTGCGGCTGTCTTTGGTGCTGTGCGCTTGGTGCTCTTGGTGCTCTTGCGCTTCTTACGCTGGGCTCTCTCTCGGCTCTTGGTCTCGACCTTTGAGTGTTGGCGCTCTAAGAGCGCTCTGAGCTCTGCATGACTCAAGCTGATCAGCTCTGAGCCCTTGCGCCCGTCGTGCTTTACAAAGACCTTATCACCCTCAACGCGCTGTACATGAAAGTGTCCACGCCTGCCTTTGAATGTGAGCTTAAAGGCTGCGCCTGCTTCAAAAGCTGCGCTTGTTATGCCTCCGCCGTGATGCTCTGCATAATAATAGCGGTAGCGCTTGCGCCCTGTCTTGGGGTCGCGCCCTACCATTTTTCGGTGCGTGTATTTGTGCCCTGCGGCCTTGAGAAGTGTGAGCGCTAGTGTTGGTGAGTAGTTCATGTGCTTGATCCCTTAATTTGATCTCTAACGGCGGTCATGAGCCCGCGCGCTCTGCCTGATGTGGCCGCTACTAGTTGCTCAGCGATAGGTAACAGCTCAGCGCGCTCTGTGGCTGTCAGTGCTCCCGATTCAGCCTTATCTATCACCTTGTTGAGCTCGGCCTTAAAAGCGCTCTGAGCCGCCTGTGCGCTTGCGCCCTTATCGCCGCTCTTGATCGCGTCTACCATACCACTGAACGCTTGCGCGGTCTGGGATCGTTGGGGGGTTGGGGGTGTTGTGGGCTCTGGCTCGGTGGGCTGTGCTTCGGGCGGTGCTGTCTCTACCATTTCCTCTCGCGGTGTCTTCTTCTTAGTGCTCTTCTTAGTTGCCTTCTTCTTAGCTGCTTTCTTAGCTGCTTTTTCCCTCGGTCTTTCTTCGGTCTCACTGACGGTGGTTTGATGGTTCAGGAGATTGAGATAAATGTTTTCGAGTGCCTCTTCTCCGTCTCTGAGATATACGTTGAAATCGGCGTTGTTCGGCCCCGAAATCGTGTATGTGCGATTTCCGTCCCCTAGATAGGTCTCCTTTAATCGTGCAACAAAGGCCTCTCGGTCTCCGCCTCCTACAACAAGCGTAACGACAGGGTTTCCTCGGGGGCCTCTACCTGTGGTGATGTCTTTTAGTCCTTTCACATAAGGTATGAGAGCAACCTTGAAAGCCTCTAATCCCGACGGTTTCTCATACCCTTGGGGCTGTGTTCTTCTTTCGATTTCGTCTATAGTCCGTTTGTAATCGTCTATTGTCTGTTTCTGTTTAGGTGTAGGCTCCTGATAATACATAGGGTCTGCTCTGTCCCTTGCCCAAGGGTCTTTGACTTGTCCTTTCTCGTTGATATCCATCGCCTCTAACTGTCCTCTGAGAAACGATAGATTCCCTCTCATCTTCTTCATCTCTATAGGATCTAGCCTCTCTTTTAGAGGCTCCTCTCGCGGTGTCTTCTTCTTAGCGCTCTTCTTAGCGCTCTTCTTAGGGCTCTTCTTCTTCTTGCGTCTGTTGGCTTGTGCCTTCTCTCGGCTCTTGGTCTCGGCCTTTGAGTGCTGGCGCTTTAAGAGCGCTCTGAGCTCATCCTGTGACATCTCGACTTCTTTAGAGCCGGGTCGCCCGTCGTGCTTTACAAAGACCTTATCGCCCTCAACGCGCTGTACATGAAAGTGTCCACGTCTGCCTTTGAATGTGAGCTTAAAGGCTGCGCCTGCTTCAAAAGCTGCGCCTGTGATCCCGCCCCCATGATGCTCTGCATAGTAATAGCGGTAGCGCTTGCGCCCTGTCTTGGGATCTTTACCCACTAGCTTTCGATGGGTGTACTTGTGGCCGGCTGCCTTGATCATGCTCATGGTCTGCGCTAGATTCCAAGTCATTTGTCACTCTCCTTTACGGTCTTCTGAGCCCATTTATCACCCGCGTCACCACCCCATAATAACCATGAGATATAGCTCGCGCTCGTGCGGTCTCGGTGGTACCCGCGCTCTTTGTAGGTGCGGTGTCTGTTAAAGAAACTCTTCATACGTTTCACAGTCTTAAGAGTCAGCTCATCGCGGTTCTTAAGATTCACCGCGCGCTGTACTCCTGAGCCTATCCCGTGTTCGCTCGCCTGTTTTGTGCTCAGGCCCCCTCTCCCATGCTCTCGTCTCAGCTCTAAGCCTCGCGCCGCCTCGCGCGCGACGCTAGCGGGGGGCTTATATCCCTTCTCAAGATCACCCACTAGGATCGTGTCAAGCTCATCCATGAGAGAGCTCACGCGCGCTTTATGTAGCGTGCTCATCTCACCGGCTAGCTCTTTGATCACGTCCACCTCACCGCGATACTCTGGCGCGCTCTTCGTCGCCT